GCAAGGTGGCAATGTTTGACAACAGGACTTTCTGTAGGCTGCCGCAGTCGGCAAGGGTAAGCCCGGTGATGGTGATGATGACGTTTTCGGTCTTGCTGCCCAGGATGAGCTCCGTCAGGCGCCGGCCACGGACCACCATGGTGCCGCTGACGTTCTTCCGGTGCCAGTCGCCGATGGAGAGCAGCCAGCTCGCCGCCTGGATGGCGTTCTGCTGGTCGGCAGAGCCGCCGAGGTCGATGGTCATCCGGCACACTTCACCGGCCTTGGTCCTTGCGCCCTGCACGATGCTGGTACCGTTTGCAATGGCCGGGTACATGTCGAATGCCGGGGTTATCTCGTAATCTATCAGGTCGCCTGCTGCACGCACGATGATGGTGTCCGTTCCGCTGTTTGAAAACAGACCATAGCTGTATTTCGACATGATGTACATGATGCGCTTCTTCACCCAGGCGGTTTCGGCAGAGCAGAAGTCGCCATGCGATTGGGTGATAGGGTCGGTGTCGTTGGTATAAGAGCCGTTGTTGTAGGCTATCTTGGCTATCTCGTAGCGTTTGGCATCGGCGTTGACCAGCGTGGCCGGGAAATAGTTCTTGATGCCGAGATAATACTTCTTGTAGAAGGCATATACCTTGTCATAGGGAGTGCCCGAGGATTGTCCGCACAGGCTTTCCATGGCACTGAGCATCTTCCGCATGCCTGCCGCAATCTCGGCGCTGAATGCCAGTTCGAGCATGTTCCAGAATACGGATGTCTCGCCGTTCCAGATGGGCTGGCCGTTACTGTAAACATCGTGCATCTCGCAGTGGTAGGGCTTGCGGTCCTGACCCTGGTTGTCTATCGGGAAGATGGTGTCGGCATCGTCCAGGCGCCACCGCCACTTGCTGCCGGTAGTGCAGAAGTTATACGGATAGGTGTTCTTCGCCCGCTGGTCGGTTCCGGCCGTAAACTCCACGAAATTATGATGGAATACGGCGTCGCTGATGTCGAAGCAGTCGGGGATGGTAGCCCGGAAAAGCTGCTTCCTCGCATTGACGAACAGTTCATTCAGCTGGTCGGCCGTGAAGGCTGATAAATCACAGCTCAAATACTCTTTGAGCTGTGTCTTAAGGTTAATCTGCCCGGCCCCGATGTCCGAAGGGATGAATTTCCCTTCCGCCGCCTCATAGTAGTACAGATTGTAGAGGTCGGCATCGCCGGTCTTGGCAATCCAGTACTCATACCCCGTGCTCCGATATTCCGCAACAGAAGCATTCAGCTCCGCCAGCGTGCCGCCAAACGGACGGATGCGGTTGTTGCAGACATATACGGCGTTATAGGAATCTATCCACCTCTGCGCAGAGAGCGGTTCGGTCTCGTCGGCATTCAGCTCTCCGGCGTCGAAGTCCCAGCAATTGGTATCATTATATTGGAAGGCTTCCTCATCGGCATTGTACGCCCAGTATGACTTGCCGCGGTTCCAGGGCACACGGAACAGTGCCCCCAGCGGTGCGTTGTCCGAGCCCTCTACAGAGAGAAGTTCCGGGAAAGCCTCCGTATCATAACCGAAACAAAGGTCATCTCCCTTGTCCGGGCCGAACGTAAATTCTCCCATGCAAGTATATACATCCTGCCCTTCCTCGTTCACGGACTTCGAGAAGCCGATGAACGGTTCCTGATAGACGGCCACACGTATCTTCGGGTCGGCAGCCATCGCCTCGTTCTTCATGCCTGTCTCCTTGAAGAGGGCATCGTAGGCATCCACGCTGCCTGCCTTGTGGTCCTGCATGGAGCTCGCCCAGTTCTTCTTGGCGGTCAGGCGCCCGGACTTCGGAACGTTGTCGTACATCAGCACACAGTTCTTGTCCGTGGTACCGTCGGCATAGGTCGCGATGGAGGCTATCTTGTTTCCATCAGCGTCCTTCAGCCCTTTCATCTTAAATCTAATATTCCACTCCAGGTATTTTTTGGAAGATGTACCCTGGCCTTCCACCAGCAGATTGGTAAGCGTGAAGTTCCTCTCCGGCTTGTCCTTGAAGAAGACTTCCAGATTACCCGCCACGCCCGAAGGGTTCATCAGGTTCGGGAAAGGCTTGTCTACCACAAATACGTTGTACAGCAGCTTCGTGGCATTGAAGTCGATATTCACACCCTCACCGTCCAGCACGAGGTTGACGTTTTTCTCCGCAAGCTTCTCGTCGGTGGTCACCAGCTGGTTGATATAGTTCTTCTGTACGGCTTCCGAAGGCAATGCACTGTCGTAGACACGCAGCCCGTACAGGTAGAGGTTGGCATAATCGCTACCCAGCACAATCTTGCCGTCATTGCGGAAGTAGTCGTTGTTCTCGTAGGCATACTGCCGGTTCTTCTTGCCGTTGATGTAGATGGCCACAATGTTGAACCCTGCATTCCCGTAGGCATCGGGCATCACGACTACTGTCAGGCGGATACGCACACCGTTGTCTATAGGTACGTCCTGCGTCGAGCTCTCCTGCATGGACTGGGAGAAGAAGGATACGTTCTCGCCCGACACGCGCAGGCCTACGTTGTTCTCCGCAATGGTGATGATGTCCTTGCTGGCATCCGAGGGATTCTCCACCTTGAAGTCGATTTCGATGGTCTTGCCCCGGCGGGCGGCTTCCGTGGCGAAGGGGCGGTAGTCTATCACGGCCCTGCTGCGGGCGAATATCTTCAGTGCCTTCACTCCGTCGGCGTCAGCCGCCCATCCGTCGTTGCTCCAGTTCAGGTTGCTCCACTCTACCGGTACGGCCGTCTTGTCCGCCTCGTTGATGACGCTCCTGTAATTCGTCTGCGAGTTGGCACGGGTCCGAGGATTGATATAGAGTGCGGCGCCTGCCGTAGCCGAATAGCCCAGCGAGTTGTTCACCGGCAGGGCAATGGGTTCCGTCAAGGCATCCGCACCGTCCGTCACGCCGACTGTGACGCCGAAGTCGGCATCGTCATCCGTCTCCACCTCCATCGGGTAGGTGAAGGTGTTCCTTGCGTTCGCCACGATGGCGTCATTCTCGGAACTGTACACCTCCATGCCGCCTCTGGTGATGGAGAACCTTGCCTCGGTCAGTGCGGACGGACCGTCGTAGATGGCGTAGTCGAACACCGTGTTGTCCTGCCAGTTGGTGAGCTGTTCCGCCACGTTGTTCACGCACATAAGCTTCACGGCTTCGCTGGCCGTACGGATGCACATGATGTTGACCGATACGGATTTTGTCTGGATGGTATTGTCGGAGTTGGAAAGATAGAAACTCACGTTGTATACGCCCGTCGCTCCCGGATGCTCCAGCAAGTAGATATACGGAGTATCCAGATACACGGCTGTGCCTATCGCCTTGTCGTAGCTCTGGCTGTAGCCGTCGCCGGTGACGGTCAAGTGCAGCGTCTTGTTGATGTTGCCGTTGATTATCATCGGGATGTTGATGTCTCCGGAGAACGCCGTCCACCAGGCGAAGTTCGGGGCGCTGATGCCCAATGACGTGAGTTGCACGTTGTACGTCACCGGTGCGGTGGTCTTGTCGGTATTCTCCCCCTTGATGGAAATCTTCACGCTGTTGCTGCCTGATGACAGCCATTCGGCTATGTCCTGCCTGATGGATACGCCCGAAGAGACTTCCATCTGTTTCACCACGGTGAAGTCGGCATACTTGGCGTTCTTCATCATGATAGTGCACAGGCCGAGTTCTCCGGTAGACTTGTAGGGTTCGTCCAGGCTGTCGCGATACTGCGAGATGAAGGAGAAGTCAAGCACGCACTCCTCGCCGTACTGGGTGGCGAAGCCGAGCGAGGCCATGTTGTTCCGGACATATACGCTGTACATGGTTCCGGCGCCTCCGGCCAGTTCGCGCACAATCTGTTCAAGCGTCGCACCGGAAGCGCCGTCGAAGGCTGTGCCTGGGTCGGTACCGATGACAAGCTGCGCATTCCTCACTTCCTGCAGGGCGTTTTTCAAGTTCTGCATCGCCGCCTTGTTCGTCTCGAGGCTGTTGTCATTAACGCACTTGGCGAACTCGTTGATCTTTCCGACAAGCTCGTTCAGTTCCTCGGCCTTGAGGATGTTGCCACGAACGAAGTTTCTGTTTAATTTATCCATAACCTATCCTAATATATCGTTGTCATCAAGCCTGCTTGAGTCCAGTATGAAGTCTACAATCTCAATAACCTTGCCGCCACGCGCGGCAAGGGCGTGCATTATCAGGTTCGTCTCGAGCATGCCCGTGTCGGCCATGTCACTCTCGATACGGCTGATGACCGCATTCGTGGCACCTCCATCGTCACCGGTCACGCGCTTGCTCAAAACGAACCTGATGTAGCCCATGTCACTTGACGTTCAGTTGGTTGATAATTTCACGCTTCACTGCGGCTATGAGCCGGGAGTTCTTGACTACAAGCTCAAGGGCCTTGCTGTATCGTTCAGGAATCTCCACTGCATCCTTTGAATAGTAGATGCTTTTAGCTAAGTCCTCAAAGCCTATGTCCAGCAGGATACTGCCGTTGTACATCATTTCATTGCCGACGGTCTCGGCTGCGTCGAAGGTCTGTCTGCCGCCCTCGAATGAGGTCTGTGCCTCGATTTTTCTAAAGTTGATTTTCATGATACGTATACTATTAATTTATAATATCCTTTTAATTATCTGGCTGGATAAGATTTCTTGAGTATGCCATTTTTAAAAAACCTCAATCCATACATAGTGTCAAGCCAAACCTCGTCACTTTCGCCATCACCAGTTGAATTCATCATACTAATTATGTTTGTAGAAATACTAAGAATGCTTAGAGTACTTCCATGACCACTAGTTATCGAAATATATGGGCTATTCTCATTACCATCCTTAAAACCGATATCAATAACTTTATCATTATTATTGTCATACACTCTTATGCTGCCATATGTTCCGTCAGTACCATATTCATTTTCCTCCTTTATAGTTACGCGGCTTCCTCCAGACATAGATGTACTAAATTCGCCTTTAAATACTCCGCTATTGGCTGTAACATTATTCAAGGTAATGTTATTCAAAGTCGCATCATTCCCGTTGATGTCACCCGATAATGTAAGGTTATTGGCGGTAATGTCATTCAGCGTCAAGTTCCCGTCCTTGTCCACCACGAACGTGTCGTTCGCCACGATATGCCCGTTGAACCGGATGAGGTCGGCGCTCACCAGCGCATTGCTCTGGAACCTCCCGTCGGGCAGCTCGGTAACGAAAGCGGCTATATACGATTTCTTTACATAACCATCCGAAGCGGTTTTCTCTGCAAACATCTGCACAAGGTTTGATTCGGTGATGAGCCCCGACTTGTCGATGTTCGTGATATGCCCCGCCGCATCAAAACTCACCTTCTTAGACAGCAGCGAGTTGAAATCAGCCGTCGTCACCAGCCCGGAAGTGTTGATGTTCGTGATGTTTCCGGAGCTGTCGAAGTGGATGCCTTCAACCAGCGCGGCGATGGAGTCCTTTGTCACCTGGATGGCCGCCGTGTTCTCATCAGCCGTATCCTGCGCCCCCCGGGCAAGATAATAAGCGTCCCGGGCATCGCTGATACCCTGGTTGGCAAGCCTCGTAGCCTCGGCAATGCCATTTTCCGAATCCGTCACCGCAACCGTGATGCGGTCCCCCAGGTTCTCGATATAGGCAGTAGTTGCCGTGGAAGAAGGTTTCCAATGGCTGATGCTGAATGCTGCTCCTGCCACCTTCGCAGTCTTGCATACGAGAGCATCATTATTGTAAATAGTGGTGCCGTCATTGTACGTCGCGTTCACCCACATGTCTCCCACGTCGTAGGCATCTGCCACAGTGGGCTGCGACACGAATACACGCCGCTTGCCGTCGGCCGTATCCTGCGCTTTTTTAGCATCTTCCAGCGCCTTCAGCGTCAGGTGGTCGGTGATTTCTTCCCAGGCACCCGACTCGAACCGGTAGCCCTGCCCGGTAGCGGTGTTGTAGAACAGGTCCTGGTCGTGCATGGCCTTCAGCTCCGCAGTCGTCCATTCCGAAGCGGGAATGTTACTCAATGTAGGCTCATAGTCATAGAACCACATCGTGTACTCCTTGTCCGTCTGCTGCTTGATAATGTCGAGATTTACCTGCATGTCGTCAAGGGTCTTGTCCATGTCCTTACCCGTGGCCTGGTTGATAAACCTGGCGGTAATCTCGCTGAGCACCGTATTGAAGTCAATCAACGGTTCGGGCATCGTGTACGAGTTTATCCCATTGTATATGCGCACATAAGGCCCTCCGGCGGTAACGCTGTCCCATACAATGGCACCCTGTCGGCCCGTGTCCGTCCGGTTGCCGAGCTGCACGATGCTGTCTCCGGCAAGCGGGATGTCGCTGCCCGATGCACAGTCGTCCTTGGAGAGAGGTCTATGTAGTCGTCTCCCGTACCCGTCACGAGCCGCCAGTAGTAGTGGTTGCCCGATTTCAGGTTGAACGTCTCGCAGATGGCCTGGTCATCCTCCTGGAAGGTGTTGTACACGGTACGCCCCTCCGAATCAGTGGTTTTGAAATAGCAGCGCCAGTATGTGCCCTTGTCCTCCACGCGGTTGCAGATGATGCCGCCGCCGGTATTGTACTGCCTGCCCCCGACATAGGTGGACTGCTGCACCTGGATGTCCTCCACGCTCAGCTTCTTCCGGATGTCCACAAAGTCGATGTCGAGATGGTAGTTGCCGTCCGCGTCCCGGTAGATGCCGAAACCTGAGCCTCCGGCTGAGAAGTTCTCCGACACGAGGTCTTTCAGCAGCATGATTTCGTTCAGCGTTGCCGTGCCCTTCACGTTGATGCCCTCGATGAAGGTCATCAGTTTCTCGATGGTCTCGGCGATGTCCTTGCGCACGTAGCGGTCGTCGTTGTCGTTCTTGCTGCCTATAGGGTCAAGCTTGAAGTGCCTCTTCCCGTCGGTCTCCGGTATGCTGTCGTCCTTCGACAGCTTGTAGACGGCACCCCCGTTCTCAAGGGTCGACACGAGCTGTCCCGCATAGGGGAAATAGGCTTCGGCGTCGGTGTTCCTCGCGTATACGCGTGCGTCCTCTATGGTATCGAATACAGACGAGCTGTCGATAGGCCGGTACGTTGTCCTCTTGTATTGCAGCGCGAAGCTGCTTCCGTTTATCTTTACCATGTCAACTCGTTTTGAATGTGAATGTATCGGCATCGTTCGTGCCGTCGGTCCGTATCACCCACATGCGGTAATCCGTTGCCTGGCTTCCGTTAGCGCCTTCCACAGGGATGGAAGTGGGGCCGCTGCACACTCCGGTGTCTTCGATAAAATTACCGGGATATGCGGTCAGGGTGAGCTCGCTCACGGTTCCCTCAGGTATGCAGATTACGATTGTCTTCCACCGGCCGGCACTGAACTTGTAGCTGCCGGCCCCGGTGTACATCCCGCTGCTGCCGAGTGACCGTACCTGGGCCGATGTGGCAGGCACAGAGTCCACAACCCCGGCAAACCACTTGCGGCGCACGTTTACGCTGATGGTGTCGTTCAATGTCTTTTCCGGCAGCTGCCCGTCGGCCGATGCGGCATAAGTGACGGCGGCCTTGTAGGTCTCCCTCTCGATATAGGTGCCGGACAGCCGTCTGACAGCAGTCTGTACACCGGAATTCTCTTCCGAAAAATGCAGTATATTATCCTTCTTGTCATCATAGTAGGCTTCCTTCATGGCACCCTGTCCGTTGCGTGTGGCCGTGTAGGTGATATATCCTTTCGGAGTGCCATATTCCACATCATTTGATGTCGATATGCTGCTCCGGAGTTCCGCTCCTACCGGTCTGTAAAGCATATTGCGAAAAATCTTTTCCCATGTCTCTCCGGAAGCAACCACATCTCCCTTCTTTATATATCCTACATCGCTGGAATTGACAAGGATATCCTTCTTCAGTTTGTCAGACACCTCTGTGATGGAAGAAGAGCCACTGCCTCCGGAAGAGGAACTCCCCCCCATTGACACCACATACTGCAACTGCGAGAGGCTTGCTTCCACTGTCCTCTTCCATCCCTTGCCGACCTTGTTGGTGCACTCAATATTGGCGATTCCCAGGTTGTCCAGCTTCCGCACCACCTTCGTCATCCGGGTATCGAAATATCCGGAAGAGAAATACTTGTCACTGAGCAACCGCACACGTTGACCGAGCTGTAATGGTATGTTTTGCTTGTCTACCCATATATAGTCTGTGTCGCCACCATAGATGGATATGTCATCGCTGTATTTCTCCAAGAAACTGTCCACGGCAGCCTTGTAGTCCTGCTCAGCCTGAGCTTCGTATGATTCTGGCATGCGAATATTCCAGGGAATATACGTGTCTCCCGGCTGGGGTACAAGGTTTCCGCCCGGTATCTGAATGTCATCGGAAGGATAGGTGTTGATGATTTCCCATTCCAGCGTATCCGAATTATAGTTGGCCTCGAACCAGTAATTGTTGCTTTCGGAATTTCCCTGCCCGGCAAGGTCACCGGTCTGAAAGGATATACGTTTCACAAGCCCGGCAATCTCGTTCTTGTTCGGGTCAAATAGCATTCCTTCGTCATTAAAATAGTAGACCGTAAACTTCTTGCCGTCCTCATCCGTCTTTTCTTCACTTCGCACAGAGGTGACCGTTCCGGTGTATTTCGGAAAGATTTCCGAAAATGCGGATTCCTCCACATGCTCGAACAGTCCGTAATGCGTGTTCCGGTCCACATATTTCGCTTTGTCCGGCAACTGGAGACGGCTGTAGCCATAGCGGCTGCGGTCTATGTTCTTAGTGCTGCCAAGAGGAATTAAACGTGTAAAGAACTTCACATCATCACTGTTTTCCGACTGTACCAACGAGGTGAGGCCCTGCAAATAGCCCAGTTCTACGAGCTCACCACGTTCACAACGGGTCAGATTGATTTTGAAATCATCCACCCACCATTCGGACTCAAAAGCGTCGGACATCAGCGACAAGGCATCCCAACAAGTGGCATTGTTGTATTCCACTGTCTTGTTCGCGGATTCCAAAACTTCACCAATGCTCCATACCGGTATAGATGACAATCGGTTCATGTTATCCACCCATTTCTGCAGATGTACCTTCGGACTGTCATTCAGAGAGAACTGCGGTTCATACGCACCGTCCGTCAGGTGCAGGTACATCACCTGCTCAGCGTCGTGGATGGGGGCGTAGAACTTCACCGAGTAGTTGTACGTCTGCCTGTTCTTCTGCTTCGGCTTGTACTCCTTCTTTATACTGAACTTCACTCCCTCCAGCAGCACATAGTCCTCCACGTCCAGCATCACGTAGGACGGGTGGGTAAAGGAGACCGACACAGAGCATTCCTTCATCAGTTCCTGGTTCCAGGTGGAGGAGGAGGATGTGGAAACCGTCAGTTTCAACTCTCCGGACCGGTTATAGATTTTGAGTTCCATTCAAACAGCTTTTAATCGTTATTTAAAGAGCTCCGGGTTTCGGTTCCCGAAACTTCATTTTCCATCTCTCTACGACCGTTCCGCCGGCTACATCCGTCACGGTATCGAAGTCGGAAGAAGACTTGTAGTAGAACTTATAGGCGGATGTCTTCCCCTTTACCTGCAGGTTCACCCATCCGGAATACATGACCTTCATCAATGCCGCACGGCGGGTCTCGCATTTCTCCGGAGAAGAGGCGTATACGGCGAAGTACAACGTCACGTCACGGGCCTTGTAGCAGGATGACGGCAATGCCTCCGGCAGTTCCTCGCCGTTGCGTTCCCGGAAATCCACGGCAGTATACTCCTTCATCTCAAGCGGTTTCAGCAACTCGCTGAGATTAAAGTTATCCTCCTCTCTGTCCTCACAGAGGAAAGCGGAGTATTCCGTCCAGGCATCCTTGCCGTTTATCGTCATATATCCTGTCAAATCTTTCATAAGCTTGCTATATCGTTTTCCATCCGTCCCGGTCCTTGCTTGCCAGAAGGTCGAATATGTCTTCCAGTATCTTGCAGTAAGCGGTGTTCTCAGCTATCTGCAGGAATATATCATGGTCGGCGGAACGTCCCTTCGTCAGTTCCTCCAGCAGACGGTGCATGCCACTGGCATGGTCCTGCAGGGAGGTGAACAATCCCTCCAGCTTCGTACCCTGTTCCTGGCTCATGGCGGTAAAGACACCGCCGCGTCCTGATTGGCTGCCTCCATCTTCGCCCGATGGTTTCCAGTTGAAATCTTCCATCAGCTGCTCACGCTCTTTCAGCATCTCATCGATTATCTTCCGGTAATCCCCGCGCAGCTTCTCCGCCTCCGTGGAAGAAAGTCCGTCCTTGTCGGCCATGTCCGCCCATGAGTCATACAGTTTCTGTATCCGGTCCTTGTATCGCGTGGCTACCAGTGCGGAGAAAATGGCATTCTGCAGGTACTTCTCAAAACTGTCCGCAAAATCCTCCGAAGTGGCATCCATATCGGACAGCATGGAGACGAAGCTGTTATAGAAGCTGTCAAAGTCCGTCTTCGTCAGTGCCTCCTTGCGGGCTTCCTGCACCTCCTGCCAGGCTTCCTCGCTTTCGATAATCTGGTTCAGGTAGTCCTGTGTGTCCTCGTGCAGTTCGCTCCAGAACCCGCTTGCTTCATCACGAAGTCTCACCAACTGCTCATACGAGAGGTCGAAGAGTCCCGTCATGCGACCGTCCCCTATGCCGTATTTATCGAAGTCGCTACCCAACACCTTCCTGGCTTGCTCCCAGGCGGACCGGGAGATGTCCTTGCGCTGGTCGGTACCGTGCGAGGCACTTGACCCCACACCCAGAAACCCCTTGCTTGCACCTGCATTCAGATAGGCCTTACCCATCTCCCGGGCATAGTCCTGCTGTTTTTTCAGCAACTCACGGGCACGCTCATAAGAGTTGTCGGCATTGGCGAAGTCGTCCGCCTCCATGGAAGCAACGAGCTCCTTCTGTTTGGAAATGACCCTGTCGAGTACTTCCATGTAACTCTCGTATTTCTCTTTGGCCTGCCGGTAACGTCTTTCCGATCGTTCGCCTCCCCAGTCGGCACCGAACAGGCTGCCCACGCTCTTGATGGCACCGCCCACGGTGTTCACCACACCGCTTATCATGCCGCCGATATCCATGCTGAGCAGTGATTGGGCAAACTGGCTGATGCCTTCGCTCATGGTGTTGAATCCTTCCACCACACCTTTCACATTCTCGTCAACAGTGACGCCAAAGCCTTCCAGTGTGGAGATGATGGTACCGGCAGCTTGACCGTAGGATGACATCCTGCCCGCCACACCCTGCAGCGATTGCGCCAATGCCGCCTGCTTTTTCAGACGGTTGTTCTGGGCGGCTGCAAGGTTCCTTTCAGCCTGCTCCTGGGTCAACAGTCCAGCTACAAGTCTGCCGGTCTCGTCCCTATACATACCCGTAACCACTTCACCTCCTGCCATTACGGTGTTCAGGTCTTCCTGGGCGCTCTCCACTGCCGCCTGGGATTCGCCGTACTCTGCCAGCGAGCGTTTCAATTCCCGGAAAGGCTTGCGGTCGGCAATCTTCAGGTCTATATCCGTAAGGGCATCCTGCAATTCCTTTAAATCGGACGGGCGCAGTTCTTTGGCAGCGCCATTGATATATTCTTTCAGCTTGTCACGAAGCGCGGAAAGCACTTCCGTACTCTGTCCATCCAGATTGCCGAATACGTCAGCCAGGTTGACGGTCTTCTTGAATTCCCCGAAGTCCAGTTCCTTCAAGTCGTTGTCCCGTTTCTTTTTCAGTGATTCCTTCTCGCCTTCGGTTTCGGCACGGGCTATCTTCAGTGCATAGTCCTGCACGATGGCAAGGCGCTTGTTCTGGTAGGTGCCGTATTCCTTGTTGTAGTCAATCCAGGCCTGGCGGTTCTTCTCGCGCCATTCCTTTTCTATATTGTAGGTGCCCTGCAGGTATTGTACCCGGGCAAGGGCGCGTTGTGCAGTCGCGCCGTCCTTCACCTGCCTCTCCTCTTCGGGAGTCACCTTCCTGCCCGCCTTCCTTGATTTTTCCAGTTTGGCAAGGGTATCGCGTTCTTCCTTGTCGATGGCGGCAAGAGTGTCATTATACTCCTTTTCGGCAAGCGCCTTGCGTTTTTCCCGTCCCTCCACCATCACGGCGATGCGGGCGGCCTCCACTTTCTGCTGGGCACGGATACGGGCGTCGACAAGTTCGTTCTGATAGTCGGTAACTGTTTTACCTCCTTTTACCGGTGTCTTTACTTTTATTTTGTCCTTTATATTTGCTGCCTTCAATTCCTTCCGGGCCTCATTTTCCGCTTCAATGCCGAGTCGGAAGAATGCATCGGCAGTCTCGTCGATGGCTTTCTTCTGTTTCTCCAGATGTTCCACTCCGTACCGTTTGAGGTCTTCACCGGTTTCATTTACCAGCCCTCTTGACTGGACGGTATTCAAAGTGCCGGCTGTCCTTTCAAGCGTGCTGACCGGACGTTTCTTCTCTTTTTCTATCTCCAGCTGTAGCCTAAGGGACTCTTCGTATTTCTCGGCAGCCATCTTCTGGGCTGCCGCACCTTTGGCGCGGAGCTGCATGGATTTGATGAAAGCTTCCGTATTGTCGACCAGCAGATTCTCCGCGTCTGCGACGTTGGCAACAGCCACATTCAGTCTGTCGAATTCCTCCTTGTTCTCAGTTATGAATTTCTTTTTTGCGGAAAGGTCATTTCCCAGGGAGGCCCACTTCTCCTGCAAGGTTTTGAGCGATACGAGATTCTTTCCGATACCCGTATCGGATTCCTGCATCGCCTTGTTCAACTCTTCCTGTGCCTCTGCCAGACCAATAACTGACTTTTTCCCGGAAAAGAGTGTAGAGAAGAAATTCCCAATTTCCTTGCCGAATACCACAGTCAGCGTTATTGCCGTTGCCATAGCCGTCTGCCACGAGAACAGGGACTTCAACACCTGCTTCCATACCGGCATCGCCTTCTGGCCCGCCGCCGTCAGCCTCTCGTACTCCTTTCTGGCATTACCCACCGCATCCGTAAACATCGGTATGTTGTTGGATATCGCCAGGAAGAACATCTGCGGTCCCATAGCCAGTGCCGGAAGCTCGCGGGCTATCTGCGCCATGCTCATCCTCACGCTGTTCAGTTTCGGTGCGGGGTCATTACCCATGATGGGCGTCTCGTTCGCCCGTTTTTTTGCCGCCTCGTATTCTTTCAACTGCTCTTTCAACCCGCCGATGGCACCCTTCAGTGCCTGGATATCCGCCAGTTCCCTGTCACCGGCAAGCCCTTGTTTTTGGAGATTCTTATACTCCTTCTCCAAATCCTTCAGCTCCAGTTTCAGATGCCCGATCATCCGCTTGGTGAAAGCCTCCATGTTGGCCACATTGCCCTCCACCGACCGCATGCCCGCCAGCGTCTTGTCATCCAGGAATATTTCAAGTTTAATGGGATTCATCAGCGTTCTCCTCTTCGTCAAGCAATTGTTGTAAATAATCCGCCGGAGATATATTCGGCTGCCCGTTGCGGCTTCTCTTTTCGGCAACCATCTCCTGCGTGGTTTTCCTCCTTCCCGGCACGTGGCGGGGGAAGTCCTGCCACATCAGCATCAGCATCGGGTAGTTCACCCCGCGCATGATATAGTCCACACTCCAACCCGTGTCACGGGCTATCTGTCCCACGAGACCGAACGGGCTATGGGCGGGTTCCATGTACCCCTTTAACTCCCGTTCTATTTTCTTCGGCTCAGATTGGGTGCCGTCAGGCTCATCACCTCGGCCAATCTGATAGTATTCCCGAAAGGGACCGTGCTCATCGTGCTAAGGGCAATCATCCATGCCTCTTCCAGGGCTGCCGGATGCATGCAGCTGCGCAGCATCCATGCCACCGGGCGGTTCAGTAGCCAACCCAACACCCAACCGCGGACAATGGCGTATGCCACCATGCGGCTCACCGTTCCGGTATGCTTCACCATGAACTCCTGCTTCTGCTCGAAAGTATAAGCCTTCAGTTCCTCGTGTGTCGCACCCATCTTCAGGTACATCCGCTGTATGCGGCAGCGGCTTTCCAGGTTCGGCACCCGCATCACCCAGCGGATGTATTTCCCTCCGGGAAGCCGCAGCGGAAGGGAGATGCCGGCATCCGACATGATCCTCTCCGCAAGAGCCTCGATTTCCAGGTTCGGTTTCATAGTCCGTACCTTTTACCCTCCAACAGCCTCGGCGCCCGTATCCGGGTCGACACCCTTGGCGAAGAGCTTCATGCGCTTGCCGTCGGCATCCTTCAGCAGCTCGATGTTCAGGGAAAGTCCCAATACGTTTGATGAGTTGATGCCGTTGGCAAAGTCACTGCCGGTCACCTTCGCGTTGTAGAAGCGCAGGGTCTCGCCACTGTCAGCCACTACATCCATCACGCCCGTAGCTTCCCATTTCTCGGGAGGCTCCCAGTTGTTATTGGCGTCCTTGGTGCCGCCGATAGTGTTCACCAGACTGTCGGCATTCAGCTCTATCAGGGTGCAGGAAAATGCCTTCTTGCCGGGATTGGTGGTAAGTGTCATTACCGGACCATCCTTCACCTGTGCGGCGAAGATGTCCGTGGTACTCGGAGCGCTTCCGGCAGGTTGCAGGCCTTCCTCACTGATAAGGCCTATTTCCTTCTCCTTGAATTTGAGGTGCGCCAGTCCGTAGATTAATCCGTCCATAAATTCTTTTATTTTTTAAGTTCTATTCAATCGCCGTTTAATCAGTATCAGAAGAAGGACGGCAACGGCCAGCCGACCTGTCCATATCTGAAACCACTGCCAGCCGGTGGGTTCCTTTATCACCTCCGGAGGCAGCAGCTCCGCTTCTTCCGAAGTCTCGCTCCTGATCCGGGTCAGTTCTTCCGTCAGCATCATCACCTGCCGCGCCAGGCTGTCGCAGGTGGCGGTCACCTCCAGGCTGTCCTCCGATATGCGGGTGACGTTCACCGTGGCCTGTCCGCTGCGCTTACTGAATCCCGTCCCCACAGGTATCGAATTCAGCAGATTCGTCGGAAACTGCGTCTTCGCCAGGCTGGGCGGAACGGGCTGCTGAAGGAGAGCGAACACGCTTCTGCCTTGCAGGCTGTCGGTAACGAGGCTGTTCCGTGTCAATCGTCCCGGACTTCTGCAGCTCGTGACGGATAGGGCAATCGCCATAATGCTTGCAAGTAGAAGCCTTCTGGATAGTGCGGTTGAGCTCCCGCACCGCCTTGTAAAGTTTGATGTTCTCATTCTGTAAGTCTATTAATGTTCCCGACAGGTTGTCGTACATTTCCTTATAGGCATCGTTCCGCTCCTTGGCAGCGAGCACTTTGTTGTTCTCCCGGCGTCTCAGCCATGCCCAGAGGGAACCGGCAATGCCACTCGGCACAAGCCATTGGAGAATCTGTAGAATCAAGTCTGAATTCATGGCTGAAAATCGTTACGGGTTATCAATCATTAAAGCAGTTCCCAGCCGGCTTCCACGTTCATCATCACTGCCGGTACACCGTTTTCCACTTGTGAGATCGCGGCGGCAAAAGCGCACATCGTTGCCCGGTCGTTTATATCAGGCACGAACGATGTCGGTACCTGCATCTCCCTGCATACCCGGCTGATATAACCCGAAGTGTTGTTCTCCACCGGAGGCGCCCAACGGTTGATGAAGTCCGCTACCGTGCGGCAACCGTTATTACGACGGTAGTTCTGAAGCAACTTGATGAGGGCACGATATCCGTAAGCCATTGTCTTGAACTGGCAGAAAGCCTTGTCCCGGGAGGGCCGGACCTCCCCCTGCCACAACGTACGTGACAGGCGGATGTTCCCGGGGTTGTTGTTACGTAGTCCTCTGCTCATCACTATTCCTCCAATTCACTGTTGGCATCGTCTGCTTTCGGGCTTTCCCCGCCGGCAGCAGCTTGTTCGGCAGCCTCAATCGCTTCGCGTCTGACCTGCGCCCAACGTTTTTCTGCCGGAGCAGTCGCATCCGAAGTCTGGGCAGTGGAGCCGTCCCAGCTGTAGATGGCACCGATGGCTTCCATCTTCTTGGGCATGGTGATTTCGTAGTGGCGGAAGTTTACCAGACTCTCCTGCGTCTGCGGGCTGGTGCGTGCCTCGCTGTAATACATTTTGGTGGTACCTTGCGCACGGAACATACGGTTGACGTAGAACGCCACGGATGCCTGCATGTCGGTATCTGCCGGTTTGGTAGTGTAAGGCACTTTCACGCCTTCTTTGGTGAAGAACGGGCAGTTCACGAACTCGTAGATTTCAAAACCATACATGTTCATCACCTTACCGGTGGTGTAATTGTAGTACTGGTCGCGGAACTTCTGGTCGTCTTCCAGCAAGTCGTTCACGTGGTCGTTGCAGAGCACCAGGCGACGTCCGTCTGTAGGAACCTGCGCCTTGTCGAATTTTGCTTTCAGGGCAATGATATCCTTGCGGGTAATCTTCTTGCGACCGTTTGCGTCAGCCTCTCCCGATGTCTTGACGACGGGAGTCTTGGCCGTGTTGCTGTAAGGAGCCAGCGCATGGATGGCTTTCTTGTACTTCACGGTGGAGATGGCGTTGCCATGACGTTCCACATCCGCGCTGAACTTGTTGAATGAGATGGCATACAGCTGATCATCCGTCACACGGGTGGCTTTCGTCTGGAACTTGTCAAGCCCGATGGGAATATCGCTTTCGCTCAAGTCCTGGATAGGGATGGGATACGTTGTGTTGTTTATCAGCACGTCCGGGTCGCCGCCTACATCTACCAGGTGAATGATTTCATTGTCCACCTTGGCCGAATAATCGGGAATGCCGTTCAGGAAACTCGCCACCAGCCCCGCATTGAGCTGCTTCACCAGCTCGCCTGTCCACACTTCGGTGTATACACCTTCAAAGAGTGCCCCTACGGGCATGAATTTTCCAAGCACCATCGGTACTGCCGCCGTAGCCGCTCCATAAGCAGGGTCAATCCCCACAACCGACGCCAATACTACGCCCATCAGGACGTTGAACAGCGTTCCCACTAAAAATTTCATCATAACACTTTCTGTTTTACAATTGATACTATATTTCTAAAATTTCGGGCAGTCAATGCCGTATTCCGCCTTGTACAGCGCACGGTATTTGTCCGGATCGTTCTCGCGCATCAGCTTCAGCTGGGCTTCCGGTACCTCGCTCAGTTTGCCCCATTGTCCGGTTGCCGCACCACTGCCTACGGTTCCGCCGCCGATGTTCAGCAGTTGCATGGGTTTCGTCACGGGTGCCATGCTCTCCAGTGTCAGTTTCAGGCTTTCACTGCCCATTGTCTTACCCAATTGGATGAAATGCTCCCGCTTGTCGGCATTGAACTTCCCTGCCCTGACGGCATCGTCCACCATTTGTGTCACGCCCGCCAGCTTGATGGTATCCAGTTGGGTGCGCAGTTCCGTGTTGGCGGTCTCGAATCCCTGCAAAATACCTATCCTGGCAAGGATGTCCGCTTCTGTAGCCGTTTCCGGCAGGCCCAGCTTCAGGGCGATAGCTTTAAAATCTACGTTCATAGTCTTTTCTGTTTTTGAATTATTGTCTTGCGGAGCATCTCCGCCGCTTGATTTCAGCAAAGGAAGCGCGGCACTGTCTTCACCTGTGGCGAGTTTCAGTTCCTTGCCCTGATACGACAGCATTACTATATTGTCATCGTTGCCGCCCATGTCAACCATGCTCACTTCCATTAACCTGCACTTCGTGACGGTAGGACGGGTTTGCCCGGGTTTCAGCAGTTCAGGGTCATCACTTGACTCTATAATTTCAAAATAGGGGCTGCACATCTTCAGGGTGCCTTTGTCCCATTGCTGCTTTGCCAACTTGCTTTCATTGCGCACCTCGTCAAAGTAAGGTTCGCCGGTAATCTCGCCACCCTCTATCTTCAGGTCTTTGATGCAGCCGATGATGATGCCCCGCCAATGCATCCACAGCATGACGGGATTCTTCCGGAACTGCTCGACGTCCACCCCGTCAGTCTTCACCCAGGTGCCGAAACAGTTCAATGTCTCGTTTGATATTCTGATTCTTTTGGCCATGATTTGCGTCTCATTTTGGTGCAAACTTACGGCTACGCCCATAACGGCACAAAAAAGTGTGTAACCGTTCCACAGTAATGTGCAGGCCTTCCGTAATTGTCTGCAACCGGTTCACCGTTTTTTCCTTGCCCCGCAGATGCTTCGCAACTTTGCACCGTAACCAACAGAAAAAGGTATGGCAAAAGACATGAGCCAGCAGAAGGCTTTGGCAAAGCATCTATACATGAGCGGCATGCTCGTCATTAAGATTGCCGACTATGTGAAGGTAACCCGGCAGACCGTGGGCAAATGGGTGGAAGAAGGCAGCTGGAAGGAAGAACGCGCCTCGCGCAGCATGGCTAAAGAAGCCATCACCACCGGTGCGCTCAACAAGGTGGGCGAAGTGCTGGAAAACACCGAGGCGAACGAAAAGAACATCGGCCGCCTGACCGACTCCATGCTGAAGGCCGCCCAAAGCATCAAGGCCATTAACAACACCACCACACTGGTGGATATGGTGAATACCCTGCTCCAGTTCGAGAACTGGCTGGTGTCTCACCGTGAAGAGTATCCGGAGATTGACGACAAGCTCATTATTCTTATCAACCAGCTCCATAGCGACTTTATGGGCATCAAATTCAAGAGGAAATGACAGCCGAAGAAAAGAAAGAAGCCCTCAAGCGGTGGGAGGAGCATTGCAACCGCCTGCTACGCATCACCTCGAAGCGCAAGCCCGAGACGGCAGAGGAACGGAAGAAGAACATCGCCCGTGCCCTGAAGGATTACGACTACTTCTGCCAGCGGTACTTGAGCCACTACTGCCAATGTCCCAACGCCAAATTCCACAACGACGCCGCCCGCTACATCGAAAAGCACCGAGAGATGCGTGCCGTCTTCAAATGGCCGCGCGGACATGCCAAGTCGGTACACCTCGATGTGGGCGTACCCCTTTGGCTGAAGTTCAAGAATGAGTTGCATGTCATGGTATTGGTAGGCAAGAGCGAAGACAATGCCGACGCCTTGCTGGGCGACCTTCAGGCGGAACTCCAATTCAACCAGTACATCATCGAGGATTTCGGCGAGCAGTACAATGCCGGATGCTGGCAGGAAGGCGAGTTCGTTACCAAAGACCAGTGTGCCTTCTTCAGCCGCGGCCGCGGGCAGTCGCCCCGTGGACTGCGGTTCCGCGACAAACGCCCGGACTACATCGTGGTGGATGACCTGGACGACGATGAGATGTGCCGCAGCGAAGCCCGTGTACGCGAGATGACCAAATGGATAAAGGAGGCGCTCTTCGGATGTTTCGGCGGCAAGGAAGGCCGCTTCATCATGGTGGGTAACCTTATCAGTAAGAACAGCGTATTGCAACGGATCATCGACAGCGACACCGTTTATACCAGCACCGTCTATGCCATCGGCAAGGACGGGAAACCGGCATGGCCCGAATGCTACACCCTCGAGATGCTGCGCAGCCGCGAACGCTTCATGGGCTACCGCAGTTTCCAGAAGGAATACATGCACAACCCCATCACCGAAGGCGCCGTCTTCCAGGAACGCTGGATACAGTGGAAGCGCATGCTCAAACCGTGCTATTATGAAAGCCTGGTACTCTACATCGACCCTTCATTCAAAGACAGCTCGAAAAACGACTACAAGGCCGCCAAGCTTTGGGGACGTCCGCGTCCCGGGCTGAAGACCGCCAAACCTTCGGAGCTGCACTGCCTCCGTGCCTTCGTGCGCCAGTGCAGCGTAGGCGAAATGGTGCGCTGGGTCTATGACCTGTGGGAGTCACTGCCCGAGGATGCCGCCGTCACCATCTACATGGAAGCCAACTTCATGCAAGATACCATTCTCGACGAGTTCGAGCGGGAAGGCAACCAACGGGGCTATCAGGTGCCCGTCACTGCCAACAAACGCAAGAAGCCCGATAAATTCGCCCGTGTGGAAGCGGTCAGCCCCTTGTGGGAACGCGGCTTTGTCTGGTACAACGAAAAGCTGAAGAATGACAATGACATGAAGACGGGCATCGAACAGACCCTCGCCTTCGAGAAAGGAAGCCGCGCCCACGATGACGGGCCCGATGCCGACGAAGGCGCCATCTACAAACTGCAGAAGCAGGTACGCGAAGAAAGTTTCATCCCGCGTATGGGAGTGCGGCAACTACCCTCCCAAGCCTGGTGAAAGTTGAAAACGGAAAACCCATTAATCGCTCATTATTAATCACTAATCATTATCCCTTATGTTCATCACCGAAGAAGATTACATACAGATAGGAGCCGATGCGCTGAAGATTATGCAGCAAAGCACTCCGGACAACCGCCTGCTGGCGGAAGAGCGTGCCATGAGCCGCATAGCGGGTGCGCTGCGCGGACGGTACGACATAGAAGCGACCTTCGCCCTTGAAGGCAGCCGACGGGATGCCGAACTGGTGGGATGTGCCACCGACATCGCACTCTACCATATATGCTGCTCCCTGCCCCAGAAGATGGGCTACGAGATACGGGAAAAACGTTATGAACAAGCCTTGAAATACCTCAAGGAAGTGCAGGCGGGAAACATTACGCCCGACATCCCCACCGTCACCGGTCCCGGCGGAGAAGAGGACTACCACAACCCCGTGCGTTACGGGTCGGCCGAAAAGAACAATTATATCTGGTAAACCATGAGCAAGAAATACAAGAAACAGAACCCCATGCGAATCGGGCAGGTAAACCTGGGAAACCCTGCGGAACTGAAACGCGTCACCAACCTGTCGGTCAACCTGCAGATGCAGACCGAGTCGCTCACCAAGAAAGACCTGCGCACCTGGCGCAACGCCTGGCAGTATGCCATCAATGTAGAGTACCCTAACCGAGGACCGCTGTACGACGTGTACGGCGATGTGGATGTGGACATGCACCTTACCGGCTGTGTGGGGCAGCGCAAGGGATATGTACTGAACAAGAGTTTCCGCATTGTGGACAAGAAGGGGGCTGAAAACCCTGATTTGACAGCGGTATTCGAATCGCCCTGGTTCAAGACTTTCATGGGCCTGGCACTCGACAGCATCTATTGGGGACACTCGCTAATCCAGTTGGGAGACATCATCACGGTGGACGATGTGCCCGCCTTCAGTGACGTGTGCCTGATACCCCGCCGCCATGTCGTGCCCGAATACGGTGCGCTTATCGTCAACCAGTCCGACACCTGGCAGAGCGGTTACGACTACCGCCACAGCGAGATGGCGGACTGGATTGTCGAAGTGGGCGGTACCCACGACTTGGGTCTGTATCTGAAATGCGCCCAGCACACCATCCCCAAGAAGAATGTGTGTTCCTTCTGGGACATGTTCTCCGAAATATTCGGCATCCCCTTCCGGGTAGGCAAGACCACCAGCCGAGATGCCAAGGAGCAAAGCCGCATCGAGAAGATGCTGGGCTCGATGGGTGCGGCAGGATGGGCGCTCTTTCCCGAAGGTACCGAGATAGAAATCAAGGAATCCACCCGCGGGGATGCCTACAATGTCTTTGACAAACGCATAGACCGCGCCAACTCCGAACTGTCAAAGGGCGTGCTCACCGAAACCATGACTACGGAGAACGGTAGCAGCCTTTCTCAGAGTGAGGTGCACCTGGAGGTGCTGAAGAACCTTGTCAGCAAGGATGCCGACAACCTGCGGGACACCATCAACTTCCAGCTCATCCCCAAAATGATAAAGCACGGTTTTCCCTTGCAGGGATACCGTTTCGACTGGTACGAGGGCATAGACTTCACGCCGGAGCAGCAGGTTGACTACGAACGCCTGCTGCTGGAGAACTACGAGATAGACCCTAAATATTTCATCGACAAGTACAACGTTCCCATCATCGGGAAAAGGGAAACCGCACCGGTCGTCGTGCCGGCAGGCAAGACAAACGGAAAGGATGCCGAAAAACAGAAGCTCTGTTTTTTCGACTGAGCCCTTCTGACTACGAAGGGCTGCACAGACGCGCCTTGCTGACATATTACGGAAATACGCTGCCGTTGGCAGACAGCAGGGAAGATGAGGAAGAGGAAATCGACACCGCTGCCGTGGAAGCCTCCTTTGTCCTGCTGATGCGCTGGCTCCACCGGCAACCGGAATTCACACCGGAGATGCTGGCGGACAAGGAGGTGCAGAAGTTCATACGCGACCATGCCGATACGCTGGACCGTGCCGTGGATTATTCGGTCCGTCAACGCCCCATGGACGACATCAGCATACGGCGGCTCAAGGAGAGCAATTACGTCTTTTCCGGCTTCAAGACCTTCCATGAGCTGAACGAGGCGTTCCCCTCGCTGCTCAATGCGGACGGGAACCGGAAGCCCTTTGAACACTTTTTGAATGACGTTCAAAAGGTGAACGAGACCTATAACCGCTGGTACCTGAAAGCGGAATACAACTTCGCCATGGCATCTGCCGCCATGGCTGCCAGGTGGAAGCAGTGGTGGGACGATGAGGACCGGGACCGCTACCTGCTGCAATACCGCACTGTGGGCGACAAACGGGTACGCGAGGCACACCGGGCACTGCATAATGTCACGCTGCCCATTACCTCACGGTTCTGGGATGAATACTTTCCTCCAAACGGGTGGAACTGCCGCTGTACGGTGGCAAGGGTACTCCGTAGCGATTATCCGGAAAGTGACGAACACCGGGCAATACTGGATGGCAGCCAGGCCACAGCAGGCAGGCATCAGGAGATGATGCGCTTCAATCCCGGCAGACAGATGGCATGCTTCCCGTTCTACAATCCCTATACCATCAGCCGGTGCAAGGACTGCCCTGACAGACCGGGTACGATGGGACTGGTCAAAGTGCCCGACAATGAATTGTGTGCGGCCTGCAAGATGATAAGGGAAATGACCAGACGGAAAGAAACATTGAAGATACGCAGAAAGGAGATACAGAAAGAAGCGTCCGGCCTGAAAAAAGAGGTGTTCAGAAACCCCGGATTCGGCAAGGAAATACATGTCACGGGAAAAAGTATAAAGGAATGGCTTAATCAACCTCATAGGCGGTATGCAGAGAAAAATGAGCTCCTGCTACAAATCAGGGAAGTTTTGCAGAAAGCCGGCTATTTGGGATATGGCATCGACAAGCACGATGCCGGAACCGTAGCCCATTTGTTTGAAACTGTAGTCGGGAAAGAAAAATCGTGGATTATTGTCAGAGAGTATGCCAATGGGGAAGTAAATCTTCACAGCATCTCGGATAGTGACAACATACTGAAGATACTGGAATAAAAAAGAAGCATCCTTATAAGTAGCCCCGTAGAACTGCAATCCACGACTTGCTTATAAAACTGCTTCTTTCAAATGCAAAGATACGTTTAATTCTTTAATAAACAAGCATTATGCCCCAAAATTCAGACACAGCCAAGGAACTGGAACGGAAGGTGGAGCGCTTCATCAGTCTTACGCTGAAAGATATCGGCACAAAAATAGGCGAAGAGTTCGACCGCAACTTCGAACGCGAAGCCTTCTTCAACGAACATTGGGCACGAAGAAAATACAATGACGACGAAAGCCGGGGGCTGTTGACGCGTACAGGGGCCTTACGCAGGAGTATCAAGACGGAGACTACGGGACATAGCGTGGTTTTCAGCAGTGACCTGCCATACGCTGCCATTCACAATGAGGGTGGAGCAATAACCGTCACCAGAAAGATGAAAAGGTACTTCTGGTACTTGTACCGACAACTGACAGATAATTATAGGCGCCCCCCCACGGAAGAGGCATTTTTCTGTAAACGTATGGCGTTGAAACGGGCAGGCAGCAGGATAGTCATGCCCTGCCGCCGGTTCATCGGCATGCATCCGGAGGTGGAGCGTATTATCCGAGAAATAGTGGAAAACAATAGTAAAAGAATATTTTAGATATGAGAAGGTTCCTTTACCTCAGCCTCATAGAACGGCTGAAACAACTTACAGACCGGGACGGGAAGCCCGTCATCAGAACATTCGACCTATGGAACGAGCAGATTTCATTCCTGGAGCAGGAAGAGCCTTTTGATGTCCCTGCCGTATTCATTGAATTCCGGCCCGTGAAATGGACGGGCGGCGGCACGCAGACAGCGGACGTGACCCTACGCCTGCATATCGTCACACCCTGGAAAGGGAGTTCCCGCGAAGGCGGCGGCTTCCAGCAGCAGGCGCTGGAGCGTTTCGACTTGCTGGACCGCATGGACCGGCATCTTTTCAACCTCTCCGGAGACGACGGCAGCATTTCCTTCAGTCTGTTCCGGCGTACCGGAAGCAGCACGAACCACAATCATGAGGAACTTGTGGAGGATGTCACCGATTTCACATGTAAAGTGATAGACAGGGGATAAGGACGGGTCAGAAAAGCGACAGTTGCGCCCGCATCTCTTTCTGGCGTTGGATGATGCGCGGGTCGGCGCTGGCATTGATGATGTTGTAGAAGGTCTTTTCACAGATATGGTACTTCGGCCAAATATAACGGCGCAGGATCTCACGGTTGGAGAGGCCGCTGCGGGAATGTTCATCATAAATGCGTACAATGTCCTCTACTCTGAACGCGTAGCTGCATCCTACAATCCTGTTTCGACTTTTTTTCATACCTCTGAAATTATAATACCCTGAATTACCTGAAAACCTGATACAAAGATACGAATAACGGCATATATACACAACAAAGGCCGCCATATTAATCATACGGCGGCCTTTCGAGGATTCATTGGCGTGTCTTCAACCTCATGGACAGCATGGTCTTGTCCCACAATATCAGAAAAGCATCCCAATAATCCTGAAAGCTGAAATAGTACCAGCTCATTTGCAAATACCATATCGGCAGATAGGCTATGAATATGGCGAACCATAAAGGGATAAGCAGCCATCGGAGTATCAGTCTTAATTTTATCATAGTGTTAAAATAATATCTATTCTTATACACTCTTTGGGTTGAGATAAAGGTTCTGATTTTGCGTTTTCCCGATACACATAAACTATATTGGATTTCAATCCGGTTTCTAATTCGAGATTTTCCAGAATCCGGGCTATCTCCATTTCTGCTTTCACTTTCTTTATTTTAGCTTCTTCTACTGTCTGTTTCATGTTCTATTAGTTCAATTATTTATTAATAACCACCGCCATCGTACTTATAGATGTCCCACTTCCCTTGAATTCTCCGGCACCTATCTCAAACACTTCTCCATGTACCTCTTCCAGCCACTTACGAAAGTCTACACATTTTTTTTCCGATGAGAATTTCCAATGTTGGCTGGTTATTGCCGCAAGCGTACCGCCTTCTTCCAAACGTTCATACATAAATCTGACATGCTCTATGTCCTGATTACCGGAAAACGGAGGATTTGCAATAATCTTAGTATAACTGCCTACACTATCTTTCGTAAAATCTTCATCAAGCAATATCACGTTATCCAATGTGTGGAGGAATTCTCTGTTTTCCGGCATCAGTTCATAGCATTCCACTATCACGGAAGGGCAGTTTCTATGAATGGCTTTAATAAGAGCTCCACGCCCGGCACTCGGTTCAAGTACCGTATCATTCTTATCTATGCCGCCTGCCAGCATTACCAGCCAGTCTGCCACCTCAGCCGGAGTCTCAAAAAACTGGTATTCCTGCTGAAGATTGCATCGTTTGCCTTCTTTCAGTATGGAGAACACACGTTTCGGATTGAACGGGAATGTGAAGCCCTGCATCTTGCCACCTTGCCAGGAACCGCCGGCTTCCTCAATCCATTTCTTAGCCTCGGCATAAGACTTTCTGTTGAACTGCACCGCCGGAAGTTTGAGTACGTTATCTTCAAGAGTGCAATGCTTCAGTATCTCTTCTACATTCCATTCCTTACCTTCATCAGCCTGTTTTTTCTTTTCGTCCGTTGGAGCATCCGGAGCTAACAGTGAAGATATTTTTTGAACAACCGTATTGCTCGCGTCCATGAAGGCATTGACGCAGGATAGCGCTTCCATGAGAAATTTTGTATCAACATGTCCGGTGGCATCATAGATGTCTATCCCTTCGGTCATGGATGATAATTCATTGAGTTGCGCTACACTACCATGTAACGTTTCGATTAAAATCTCTTTTTTGTTCGTCATAACTCTTTTGTAAATAAATTCTTGTTGTGTCTACACTCCCATGACCGAGAAGGTCGGCCAGTTGAATAACATCTTTGTTTTTTTTCAAAAACATTTTGGCAAAGAAATGCCGGAAAGCGTGCGCGTGCATCTTCCTTGAATCAATACCGCAATGTTTTCCCCATGCTTTCAAGTGCTGAGAAAAGCCCCGTTGTGTAAACGGTCCAAATTTTCCCACGGCAAACAACCCCGTTTTCCCATGCTCCTTAGCATAAGCCTTAGCTTCCTGCTGCAATTGCTTTTGGAAGAAAAAACGTCTGTACTTGTTCCCTTTACCTTTCAATGTAACCTCACCGCTAATTATATCCTCCCATGTAAACTGTTGAAATTCCGACAGACGGGCGCCCGTTGTTCCCAAAACCTTAATGAAGAAATAGTAATCCTTGTTGTTTTTTGCCTTGAGATATTCCAACAGCCGGTTGTATTCATCTTCGGTAGGTACATTGTTTACATCCAGTTTACGCTTTATTTTGGGACGCTTCAGCTCAATAGGCTTTTTCAACCATTTAGAAAATTTCTCGATTGCCGTAATCCGCAAACGGATGGTAGCAGGAGATAATTTTTCTTCTTCAAGACTTTTTATAAACCTCCTGCAATTATCCATATTGACCTCATTGGCATACTCGAAATATTTCTTCATCGATGTGTAATATATATCAACTGTATGAGATGAGTAATCATTGTTGTCGGTCAGCCATATAATGAAATCATGAAGTTGTTTCTTGTTCTTCTCCGAAATGGCATCAAGCTTTTCCAATGGCTTTACCCTCTTTTCCCTGCGACCATATCCGATTTTAAGATAAGACAATAAATCACAAATGGCCGAACACATTAATGAATGACGCACCATGACATCAGCGTTTTCACGCTTATAAGCCAGATAACCACGGCGGTTCACTTCCTTGGTCACCTCTAAAAAATCCGTGACATGCTTGATATATTTCCCGACAGTATCATAAGTCCTTCCGGTCGTGTATATGTAAGAAATATAATCAGTTAATATCTTCTGTCTGTCACTATTCATGGTTATTTATTTCTTTTTCTTGATTTAATCTTGATTGGATTGTTTTTGGTTCCAGTACCAAACCATGTTAATTGGATGCCATGTATCCGGAGCCAATACTTAAAAGCAGGAATATTCATATGTTTCATACGCATTTCGATTTATCAATTTGTCCTATACGCTGTCTTTCAAATCCCTCTATCTGTGCATCAGTAAGGTTGTTTAACCATTCATCAGCATACTCTCTGTACTTGGCATGATTGCATTTATAAAATTCCAATCTAAGCCATTCAAGGGTTATTTTCTTATTCATTTTTGAATTGCTTTTAGTCAACCTGATATAGCCTGCATCCCGTCTTCTCCTTCGCCCTGAGCAAAAAAACTGGCGGCCTCGTCACTGTCAACCACCAGTTTGATGGCGGTAAGCCCTTCCGTTTTGGGCTTCTGCAGAAGCAGGGAGCAGGGCTGGTCATAATAGTTCCAGTAGAAGATGAAATCCGCCACATGGAAATTGTCTATCTGGACAATGTATTTCACGGGAATACGCATAGGACTTCAGTGGTTAAATGTCGTTTGAATTCCCTTTGAGGCAGGGTTTCACTTCCCCGTCCGGTACCCACTCCACCGTAACGATGCCCTTCACCTTGCCGGTACCGCCACACTTGGGGCACGGGACCAGCTCCGTGTCCTTTTCCGTGATGTCTCCCTGGAAATAGCCGTTGCCCTGACAATAGCCGCAGGAATACCCCGGGAATTCTCCGACGGTCTCCCGTCCCGTTCCGAAGAGGGGTGCCGTTACCAGCACCCCGTTCTGTTTCTTGCTCATGGTCTGTTCTGTATTAAGTTCTTTTTCTCCTTTCATAATTCCAGCCGTTCAGTCTGTACACCTCGCGCCGTGCCTCTTCCCTGGTCGGATATTCATTCACCTTGGTGCCAAGAGTGGATATCCTCGGTGGAAAACAGTCACCTTGACGGTAGGTGATATCGAGATACACCGCCCAGCACCGACCGCGGGGACGATACCGGTAACGGCGGTGTATCTCCCTCATGTCACAGCTCAACCGCATCGCTCTCCTTTTTAGGCTCCACATAGAAGGTCTCCTCCTGCACCACCTGCACACCGATCTTGGGAAAATAGGATACCACGTCAGGATTCTCACGGTCAGCCAGCAGTCTGTCCTTGGCAAGCTCCTCACTGGTGCGGATATACTGCGGCAAAAGCTCCTTGCATAAATTCGTCACTGCCGCCCAGGTGAACCCCTTCAGGTTCTTCAGCTTCGGTGTGCCGGTACGGAAACCGAACACGCCATGGGCGCTCTCCAGGCTTTTCTTCTTGGAGAACAGTTCTTCCTTGTTTTCTACGGCGTATGCCTGCATGATGTCGAAGTTCTTTTCCTTCGTGGCAGACAGTTCTGCCAGCTGGTCCGCATACTTCTCGCGGATACGGGTCATCTCAAGGTCCATCTTCGAGGTGAGGTTCTGTACTTTGGCATCGGCCGCCGCAAAATCTGCGAAGGCCTGCTCTGCCTGCTCGCGGCTGATGCCGCTGACTACTGTTTTCTTTGTTCTTGCCATAATTCTTGCTCTTTTGATAGGGTTAATAATTTAATAGTTGATTTTATTTTTCTGCTGCTTGCCGGCATTGCGGTGATAGGCCCTGTACTCTTCTGTTTTCGTAGGGTCCTCCAACTGCCGGAGTTCCCGGTCGATGTTGTCGTAACGCACCAGCTCCGCCCGGTATTCATCCAGCAGGCGGTCGTACTCGATAGACTTCAAGGCGGTAATGCCCGCCATCAACCGGTCCTGATAATCGCAAATACGGTCGGCGCTGGCCTCCAATTCCGCAGAAAGTCTGGAAAGGCGCTTCTGTCTGTCTGAAACACAAGTCCGGGGTGTATAACCGGGGGTATGGTCTTTCATGGCTGTACCTCCTCTCTCTGCCTTTTGATTTTCTTGTCCAGCTCCTTGCGGCTGTAATAAGTGAACTTGCCCTGCCTGTAGCTATGTATCAGACCACGGCTGGCATATCCCTTGATGGTATTCTTGCCGCAAGACAGATAACGGCAGGCCTCGTTCTGCTTCATCATGTCGCTCATATCGGCATTGGTGGGAAGTGTCCCCGGGACAGCACTGCCCGGAGAAGCCTTGCGGCGGAGCCCGGTCCACTGCTCCAGACGTTCGATACGTGCCAGTAACCTGTCGAAATCCTTGCGTGACAGCAATATGGTGTCGCTTTCCTCATCCACCACTCCCAAGGCTCCTGCCGCCGCAAAATCCGTCGTTGTCATGGACTGGACATCCGGCACCAGTTCCTCCAGCCCTATATGTCCGGCGGCGAACCGGGCGGCATCGCGGGCGGCAAAGAATACGGTTTCGTCACGGGTGTCTTCTGCCATCTCCATAACATACTTCTGGAATACCTGCTGTTCGGTCATGTTTCCCCGCAACACCTCGGCCTGCACCAGGCTCAGGCGGTCCGACTTGTGGCACAGTATCGCCACAGCCTGTTTGATTTCCTGTTTCGTTCTCATTGTATCAATCCTTTTTAAATTTCCTTTCCTCACGGCGCATCCATGCCTCCAGCTGTTTCTTGGTGGCCTGGAGCTCCCAAAGCCTCATGCTTGTAACGTCCTTGCGCGCCTTGCTGTACTTACGTGCCCAGATGTTCAGCTTCGCCACGTTCATGCGGTATTCCTCCTCGCTGTCGCTGGTAAAACCCTGGTTCAGCTGGGGTATCAGGAACGAAAGGCGGTAAATGTCCCGGAATACATTCCTGGCTTCTGCCATCTGCATGGCCCGTGCCTTGTCGTCCGTCGGGTTCAACCGCTCCAGCAGCTGCCGCGCCTCACGCATCGTCAGTTCCCGGCTGCTTTCCGTACGGCCGGAAGTGAACTCGTAGATGCAGCCGTGGCGGGCCTCGTCATCCATGCCGATACGGTGGAAGGTGGCGTGCAGGGTTTTAAGCTGCTGGGCGCTGATAGATTTGTCCTTACTCGTTCTCATCATTTAAAATGGGTTTGTCTCCGAAATAGATTTCCGCCTCTTCCCGCCAGATGTCATAATATCCTTTCGGTCCGATAAAACGGCCATGGGAAAAAGCGCGCTTGCCCTCCACATAGATTTTCAGTGAGGCGTCGTACTGTACTTTCTTTGCACTGCGTCCGTCCGGGTTCTGACCGCTGGCATGGCTGACAAAAATCAGCAGCTTGTTCTTGTGCCTCTCCTTGAACCTGATATATTGGGCGTATGTCATCTGCGTATATTGAAAGCTGTCTATCACCACAAAATCTGGTGATTTCTGACGCTTCAACCGCAAACTGAGCTCGTCCATCGACTCACAGACCAACAGAAAACGGCGGTTCGCCTCCAGCATGTTGCTGCGTCGTACAGTGTTCTGCATGGTCAAGCTGATACCTTCCTCCAGACTGTCATAGACCACACGGCCATATTTGCAGAGTTCCTTGCAGAGCTTCATTACAAAGGAGGTTTTCCCGCTGCCCGACTTCCCCCAGACTATCCACACGCCGCGGCTCTCGGGGGTACCGAAAGCATCATACCATTCACCCTCGAAAGGCAGCGTGTCGAACTTCATGGAGAGCAGCTCACGCACTCCCTTGGCATTCCGGGCAAAGGTCTTGAAGTCATTCACCGCTTCACTCATTGTTCCGTACCTCCTTTCATCCGTCTGGCCTCCAATATGCGTTTGCAGGCGTGCACGACCCGTTTCACCCGACGGAGGTCGTATTCCCCCTGCTGCGCCTCGCGCAGTACCCGCCTGATTTCAGTCGGTTCGGTCAGCCCGTTTGCCTGACAAATGGCATATACATCCTGCTCCGTGGCTACGTTTACATCATAGAACTTGCGGCCGATGCGACTATGGATTTCCTTATAGCCTTTTTTGTTGAAGCGAAGGCCGTTCTTTACGCGGCGCTGGATGTAGTCGGTAGAAAGGAAAATAATACCGGCCTTATTCTCCAGGCGATTGTAGATACTGATAAAGTAACTGAAAACCGAATCCGTCAGTTTGTCCCCTTCGTCGAAGATGATAAGCGGATTATTCAGAAAAGCGATCATCGAAATGGCATATTCCAGGATATCGCGCAGGTTCGTCCCGTCTACCGGTGCGCCTACCTGCTTGGCAATCTCGCGGACGCAATCGCTCTTTCGCATGTCCTCGGAGCAAAGGATATAGTACACATTGCGGTGCGTGCGGCGGTATTCGATGGCGGCGGTGGTCTTTCCGCACCCGGCATCACCCACCACCCACGTAGTGAGTTTATTGTTCTGGGCGTCCGTCATGGCGAAGGTAATCCGGTTGAAGGTATCGCTCTCGATCAGTGCCCAGTGCTCCAGACTGTAGCCTATTTGCGTAGCAATTCGGCTGAACATATCGTCGCTGATACTGGTGTACTTTGAATTGCAGATTTGGGAAACGGTAGCGGCGCTGACGCCGTTCAGGCTCTCACTGGCACGGTTCTGCGACGGATAGTTACTGCAATATTCTATCAAGGCGTCGCGGATGCCGTCCTTGTTTTCGATGGTTAGTTCTTTCATTGTTTGAATGGTATTTAATTGATTATTGAATACTGTTTAATTCAGGTAGCTCTTCAGGTAGTCTATTTCCGTTATACCTGAAGTCTGCTTGGTATATTCACCTACGGATGCGATACCGTCTTCTTCCTCGTCGGACGGGTCGTAGGTTCCCGGTCCCATGCCTTCGGGGTATTCCACCGGGGCGGTCAACGTTTCCTCCGCATACTCCTCGCGGTAAGCTTCCATACTCTTTTCTGATACGCCGACCGTACGGGGCATTCTTAGTTTGATATAGGCTTCGCCCTGGCAATCATCGAGCAGGATTTCCTCACAGGCAAGATAATGTCCCACGAGGGCACGCCTTTGGGCATGCAACTGAGCAAACAGCCGTTCGTTCTCTTCCGGTGTGCGGTCGGCTGTGGCGCGATGGATAACGATTTTCGGTGTGGCAATGGCAGCGTACTTCAGCCCGCCGCTGGCATCTACTTCCCATAGTTCGATGGCGTTCATGTCCTGAGGGTCGTAGCGGTAGTGGAAACTGTTGCCCACGTTCTGCATGTGGAAGTTCATATCTACCGTTCCGTCTTCATTGTAAACCATGTAGCGGTACTCTTTCTTATTGATCTCGAAAATGAAGCCTTGCTTGCTGTACTTCACACTGGCCTTGGAGAACAGCTTGAAGAGTTCCTGCACTTCGTAGTCATCCAGCGGCTCGGCATTGGGGCTGCTCAGGGTGGTGTACATTTCCTGACGGGTCATTCCGGTTTCCGAAGTCGGATGCTCCATGCTGTTCCATTCTTCGCGGCAGCGGAGGTATTGTTCTTTCACTTCTTCTAAAGTAGGAAGCTGGGAAATGTTTGCCATTATCAGATCGACATTGACGTGGCTGCTCTCCTTCCTGGCGGTAATGTTCTGTCCGGTGAAGTTATACAACTTGTGAAGTACCTGCATCTGGAAACGTCCGAAGGCACTTTCTATGCTTTTGGATTGCCCGTTGTGCGGCATCGTAGTCTTGTGCAGGTGGCATATCTGCTTGAAAAAGGCTTGTGCTTCAGGCTTCTTATGCCCACCCTGGTTGTCGGTTACGATCTCGTAAGGCTTCACCTTCCAAGTCTCCAGTGCCATGCGGTAGGCATCGTATTGGGTAGCGAAGTTCTCGGTACCGAAGGAATAGCCCAGAAACATTTCCGTGCAGGCATCCATCACTTCGTACACGTCGATGGTACGCGCTACCATGCGCTTGTTCTTCTTATCATAGTCCTTGTAATAAAGATTCAACTTCGTACCGTCACCGTACCACAACGTATTGGGCATATCGGGCAGCTTGGTGTCGAACTGGGGCATGAACTCGTTCTTAAAAGCGATTTCACCATAAACAGTACCGTACCACCACAGCTTGATAGCCGTCTTATAAAGGTAATTGATTACGGTTTGAGGGGATTCAATGGTTTTCCAGCCCTTAAGCTCTGCCTGGCGGTTATATTCTTCGAATATCTGCATGTCGGTGTAGACGGGGAACTTGCTGCGCTTCAGTTTTATTAGCAAACGGCCTTCTTTCGGCCCGATCTTGCGGGCTGCCTTATTACCGGAATTGCCGTTTACAAGCACCTCATAACCACACTTTTTGTAGGCGTTGTACTTCTCCATCAGGCGGGGTTTAGTTTTAGGAAGCGTATGCTGATAGCGTGTTCGTAGCTTGTTGCAGAGAGCAACGATGGTATCACGCACCCATTTCTTATGGGTAAACCCGTTGGCGTTGTGCCGGGCTGTCATACTCATTTCTTGCGCTACCATGGCATTCAGCACCTTGGCGTTCAACACATATTCCGCCTGGCGTTCTACTTCTATCTTCGGGGTATGCTTCTTATAGAATTCTACCGCTTGGCTGTCACTTTTCAATCGTTCGTCCATAGGAGGGAGTTGCTGTTTTTTGAGTTGTTCTTTGGCTTTGGGATTTTTGGCATCATAACTTTCACGAACCGGAGTGTACATCGTTTCATAGCAAATCAATGCTTCCCGGTTCCTACATCCACGTCTTACAACAACCAACTTCCCATTATTGACATATTTGTCATAAGTAGCCGGACTAACAATTCCTCCAAGCACCAGCTCATTACGTGTTACACATAGTGTCTTTCCAAACATTTCCATAATCAGAACTTTATACTTTTCAATTTAGTGCAAGCCCCAGCATCGAACCGGGGAGCCGACCGCTTCCGCATGGCAGAGGGAAGCTTCGGACTTGCAGAACAAGCCGTTTCTAAGCTGTTTCAGTATCTTTCTTATCCGGCATACACAGCGATATCGCCACGATGGCCGATAATACCACAATCACAAACGCGTTACGGCTATCCGCATCCGTAGCGTCAACATTACTACCAAGCCACAGCCCGTAAGTCATGCCTACGGCCACGGCAACTTTCTGAATTAGTCTCCAAGTTTTCATATCATGTCAAATATTAAATCATGTTCAATCACGTCATCAATATCCATGTACGTGTTTATCGCATCCGGTAGCACTATTGGTTCTAAGTCTTCATCACCGGAATAATCCACGTCGATACGCACTCTATCCTTCTCTACACTCAGCCAAACATTGCTCCTTTGCATCAGCCTCCGCAACTCATGCAGAAACTCCATTTCCTTTTCTGTCAACTTTCTATCCATATACACTCTCATATCTCTTTAATTTTTAATTGAAAAAAGTCTATCCCTATTCATCCCGAACCGGGAT